CAGGTCGCCAACTGCACATGGCTTCCCAGAACGGGGGCAAGCTTCCCGCTTTCCAACCCGCAAGGTGGTTTGCGCTTTGAGTTGCGCTTTGCAGGCAGCCTGCTGGGAACCAATGACATCCTGAATAGCGTATTCCGGGACTCGTCTTCCATCATTGAGGCTGGCGTGACCGAAACCGGGAACATCGACGCGCAATCGTGGGTCGAGGCGGACTGGAACACGAACTATCCGAACTGGGATATCACCGGCCTGCCTACACTCCAGAACGCTATTCAGGTCCACGCGGCCCCGGCTGGCGGTGGTGCTGCTGCTGGCAAGGGGGCAAACCAGAACATCACATCTTGGGGTTCGGAGCGGTCCAGCTATGTCCTGAACGTCACCACGCCAACCGTCAGCAGTATCTCACTGACTGCCACGGTTGACGGCTTCACCGGAACGCTTCGGACCGATGTTGGAAATAATCTAGTATACACCTGCGTAATTCCGCAGGCGCAGAGCAACCCGACCTATCGGGAAATCAAGGAGCGCCGGGTTCCCAATGCGACTAACTACCAGTTAATCTGGTGTAGCCGCGCCAACGCCGGAACGAACCTGAACGTTTCCGCCACGGGGCTATCGGCTGCCACAGACTATAAACTGGTAGTTGTCGCGGAAAATGGCTGGTCGGTTCGATCCGCAGTCACTACGTCCAATTTTACCACAGCGGCAGCGGGTATTTCTAGAATTGCGGTTGGTTCGTCGTCCGAAAGCGGCAGTGACACGAACGTAGTTCCGATCCCATCGGCAGGCGTTGAAAATGGGGATTACCTTGTGCTGTTTGTGGCTCATGAACGGAGCCAGCTAAATGAAACACTCTCCGGTTGGACCCTGATAGGAAACGGGGTTGGATTTTCCAATGGGATGGCTGAAATCGCTGTTTATGCTCGTGTCAGGGATGGCAGTGAGGGAGCTAGCGTTACCGTAAACTTCTACGGGTATAAACCGTCGCTGGCCTTCTGTGCCGCCTATAGGGGCGTGTCGAGTAATGGGGCGGAGTCAAACGTAGATGGATTTAGTCAAGCTTCTAAAGCTACGCCCACTCTCTCAGCCACCGCTGCTTCCTGCATCCTCCATATTTGGGCCTGTAGCGATACCAATACGGCCACCCAGACGCTACCCAATTCCAGCGATATTGTGGCGGAGGTTTATGGGGGAGGGTCTACGGTGTTTTACCTTGGAGTGGAAAATCAACTCTCAGTCAGCGCAGGGACTACTAGCGCCCGCACTGCTACTTCAACAGGGTCTCCAAACTGGAACGCCATGCAAGTCGAACTGCTGAAGGCTTGATGACATGACCCCGCGCCAGGAAATACATAAACTAGGAGAACTAAATGGCTAAGAAACCTACTCTAAGTGATGTTACTTCACTCACTAACTCTAGTAACATTAACGTAATTAACCAGAACTGGGATGCTATCGAGCAGGCATTTGACAATACTCTATCTCTTGACGGCAGTACGCCTAATGCTATGAGTGGTGATCTGGACCTTAATGGTAATGCACTGCTTAACGTAGGTACCATTGATGTCGAGAACCTTACTCTCGATGGGCAGACTATCGTAGACCTTGCTTCTGTTCCAGAGTGGAGAGGAGCTTGGCTTACTGCCACTGCTTATGCTAAGAATGACCTTACCAAGATCAACGGTAACGTCTATATCTGTCTTATCCCGCATACCTCTGGAGTCTTTGCTACTGACCTCACCATGGTCAAGTGGGAGCTTATGGTATCTAAGGGTGACTCTGGTGGTGGTACTGGTGACCTTTTGTCAGCTAACAACCTTAGTGATCTAGCGGACCCAGCTACGGCCAGAGCTAATCTTAGCCTTGGTACTGTGGCTACGGAGAACACCGTACCTATTGCTAAGGGTGGCACTGGTGCAACTACTGCTGCTGATGCTAGGGCTAATCTTGGGGTTAACATTGGCACTGATGTACAGGCGTATAGCTCTAGGCTCGGTACTCTAGCTACTGTAGCTGACCCTAATGCTGATAGACTTACTTTCTGGGATGATAGCGCCGGAGACTACGGGCTACTGACACCAGGTGCTGGCCTCACTATTAGTGGCACTACAATGACTTCTGGGTGGACTTGGATGACACCGCAGAATACCACCAGTGGTTCTGCATTTGACTTTACAGGTATCCCTGCCGGTGTTACTGAAATACTTATAGCATTCGCTGGTGTGTCTATGACAGGCACGGATAGTGTTAGAGTGCAACTAGGCGATAGCGGCGGATTTGAAACTACTGGTTACGATGGTGGTGCGGTAGTTTCGGAAGGTTCTATCCTTGCTACATCTGCTGCTGGAGTTAGTGGTTTTAACGGACCGCTCGGTAACCCTGCCAACGCTTTGACTGGATTTATGCAGTTGATTAGACCATTCGGTACAAATCAGTGGCTGTCTAGCGCTAACCTAGGCAGGGGTGCTCAGTACGCCTTGTCTGCTCAACGTAAAACTCTCTCAGACACCCTTACTCAAGTTAGGATTACTAGAGCAGGTGGTTCTGATACTTTTGATGCTGGTACTGTCAATGTAGGATACCGCTAATCTAGTGCAAATTAACTAAGAGTTAGGGGGCCTCTCGGCCCCCTTTCTTATGCTTTACTCCAAGAAATACATTGGTACTCTGCTTGGAATGGCTCTAGATCACCTTTAAGCACCCTATCATTCTGAGTTACGATAAGGTCTTTGGCGTAGGTATGACACTCCTCATTAGTCTTGAAGAGTAGCTGTGGTTCACTGATGGTGTAACATTCACCACTCATCAGATTACAGACTAGGAATACAACACTGATCATTTAGCTTTCTCTCTTTCTATAAGCATCTGGGCGTAGTGTACGACTTTCTCTAGGTCTTCTACGCCTCCTTTTTGTTTATACCGGCAGGTGTATTTTATGATGTTCCCCTCAGCAAATCCTAGGTCATTAGCAAAGATGAACTCGATAGGTTGGAACTTCATATCTTTGTAGTGGTTACCACCAACTTGTCTATTTAGGTGATCTGAGGTCAAAGCCAATCTTCTCCTTCTTTCGCTCAATATAGTATGGTTCGCCATCGGCTTTAAGTACCATGGAAGGTCTGACATCAAAGCTCTCTGTTACTCTTGTAGTGATGTATACTCCGTCTTCATTCATTAGTAAGCTCCTTCCAACTGATAGGAAAAGCATAGTCTAGGTAGTGGCCAATCTCTTCTGCTATGAATCTAGTCTCCTCCTGTGCATCTGGCTTAGCTCTGAGGTTGTACATATTAGCAAAGGCGTCTAGGCTACCACTCCAATACCACTCGGTGTACATACTTTGTGGTAGGACCATGCGGGCTTGCTCAGGGGCTACTCCTGCTGTAATCATATCCTCATAAACATTAGTGGAACTCTTTAGTAGGGATTGGTACAAGGAAGAGTCTGACCACAAAGCCTCTCCCGAGCTACCTTGCTTCTTGTCTACTGGCCTACCACGCCATACCTTAGGTACATAGAACTCTGGTGGGGTATCCACGTACCTCCTAGAGATTTCATTCATCCTAAGGTATTCATGCTTAACTAGCTGTGCTCTTACGAATACAGGAGCCTTGACATGAAAGCTTGCGAAGCAATGGCCGAATGGGCTATAGTGTTTATGCTTCGCAAGGTACTTGATAAGCTTCTCATTCTGTTCGTCAGTGTACTCCTCAGCCTTCTTGTCGAATGATACCCTAGCTGCACTGGCTACAGTATTGTCAGCACCCATAGTGTTGATTAGAGATACTTGCATTTAACCCCACTGTTCTGCCATTGCATCTGCGATACCTTGGAATGTGATACTTTTTCTACTATAGCCATCTGGATTTCTAGCACTGGACCAGAAGTCTAGTTTCTTATAAGGACCTTCAACTATGTTAGTTGGTACTAGTTTAGGCAGGTCTTTAAGCCAAACACAGACATCTTTCTTATATTGGTGTCCAAACATCCAAGGTCTAAGTATCTGGTCTGGCTTACGGTAGACTTCATTAAGGTAACCGATAGGGTTTTCTACGCATACTTTAGGAGCCTTGCCAAAGAACATTGTAGCAAACTCATAAGCTTTTTGCCTTTCTTCGTGGAAGACTGCTGTAATCTTTGGCCTATCTTTCCTAGCTGCATTAGTTCTCATAGCCCCACATAGCCAGGTACAGGGTGGGTGAGCAATGATTAAGTCCCAGTCTCTGTCAACAATTTTAGTAACATCTTCTTGGTAATGATGGGGACTAGAGTCCTTAGCTGCTAGGACATCACATGACCAAGCATCATGACCTTTCTTTCTAAATGCTTCTCTGACTGTACCAGAGAACTCACAGGCTACCAGTACTTTCATTCGCAGGTCCTCAGTCCGGTTTTAATGTCAAAGAAGCAAGCTCCACCTTCCTCAATGAAGTCATCTTCTTCAGGCTTAGGCTCCTCTACCACATCCTCTACAGCAGAGGCGTTGAGGATACCGTAACGCTTACCAGCAGCCCTGAAGGTAGTACAACCAGAAGCACCACCAAGGTAAGCTTGCATGTAGACATCCTTGAACTGCTCCCAAGTAACATCAGCACCTACGTTACAAGTCTTGGAGCAGGCTGAGTCTACGTACTTACTGGCTAGGTTAAGTACCTTAACATGATCAAAGACAGATAGGTTATCCGCTGTCATACCCTTGACACCAAAGACACGATAACCATAATCATCTACTCTTTCGACTTTGGGTCCTTCAAAAGTCTGTATGGTCCTTTCGTAACCATAGCTAAACACAGGCTCAATACCGCTACTAATATTGTCAGCAGTAAGACTAATGGTACCAGTAGGAGCGACAGACAGAAGGTGACTATTGCGGATACCATGGTTATGAATATCTCTACGGATATCCTCAGGCAGTGTCTTAATGAATCCAGACTCAATGTAGCGTTCTTGGTTGAATAGGGGGAACGGTCCTTTCTCTAGTGCTAGTGAGATGCTGCTGCGGTATGCTGTGTCTCGGATAGTAGTCATCACTACCTCAAGCCACTCAAGGAACTCAGGGCTACCGTAGGCGTAGCCTAGAGCCTCACCAGCGTTAGCTACACCAGTTACCCCTAGGCCCATCCTACGCTTGTTCTGAGCCTCAATCTTCTGCATCTGTAGTGGGTATACAGTCCTATCAATGACATTATCCATAGCCCTGACCACAGGCATGATGTCATGCTTTAACTGTTCGTAGTCAAATGCAAAGGTAAAGCCAGTGTGGTAGATATACTTGGTAAGATTGAAACTACCAAGTAGACAGGCACCGTAGGGTGGTAGAGGTTGCTCACCACAGGGATTGGTAGCTGCGATAGTCTCTGTGTACCAAAGGTTATTCTTCTTATTGATAGTGTCAATAAACAAGACTCCAGGTTCAGCCCAGTCCCATGTAGATCGGAGAATCTCATCCCATAGATGCTTAGCTCTGATGGTCTTATAGCGTCTCCCTTCGAACTTTAGGTCAAACATCTTGTCATGGATAACAGCATCCATGAACTCATCAGTTACGCCTACACTTACGTTGAACTGAGTCAGTACACTGGAATTGTTCTTGGCTTTGATGAACTCTTCGATGTCGGGGTGATCAACCCGAAGGACTCCCATTTGTGCTCCGCGCCTATGCCCAGCAGAAGCGATAGTTTTGCAGATGCTGTCGAAGATGCCCATGAAGCTAATGGGGCCGGAGCTACGGCTATCCAATGAGGCGATGTGGTCCCCTCTGGGACGCAGCGTACTGAAATCATAGCCGATACCTCCTCCAAGGCGCATAGTCTGTGCTGCCTCAGCAGCCTTGTCCATAATGGAATCCATAGAGTCTTCTAGAGTACCACTGACGAAGCAGTTATAGGCAGTCACCTCACGAGGTGCGCCCATAGCTGCCTGTACACGACCAGCAGGTAGGAATCTCTGGTCGAGGAGGATATCCTTGAATTGTAGATAATGCTCTTCATTGTCTTTAAGAGCATCAGCAACTCTGACCGTAGCATCTTTAAAGCTCTCCCCTTTAGATCGGTACTTCATCGCGTGAATCTCTTCAGAGATAGGTAGTGTAGGCCCGTATGTCTTAGAGTGTGTCAAGAACGACCCCCTTTACTGTGAACACGACGTTAGTTACTTCTTTGTCATCATAGCCATTGAAGTCTGGTACGTATACCTTCTCGTCTTCAGGCATACCCTCAAGGTAAAAGATTAGCTCCTTAACGGTCACCGTACACCCCTTTCAGAATGTTATAGATTCTCTTAGGGTTTTTCATCATCTTACTAACGTTACCACCAAAGTTATTCATGTACTCAGCTTCAAGCAACTCCTGAGCTTGGTAGTCCAAAACATCCTCTTCGTGTCTGAAGAGTTTACCATCGTACTCATAGGCTTCAATCTTAACGCTCATCGCCTGCCCCCTGCAATTTACCACGCTCTTGACGTGACTTAAGCTTCTCTACATTCATCATAGCAATATCACTAAGGCTAAGGTCAAGCTCTGCTGCTGCCATAGCAAGGTACCAGAGCACATCACCAAGCTCTGCTGCCATAGCGTCTGTGTTGTAGCTGCCATCACGGATCATCTTCTTGACCTTACCAGCGTACTCACCTGCTTCAGAGGCTAGGCCAAGGGCGGTATACTCGATACCCTTCTCAGGTGGGTAGATAGCTGTAGTCTCTGCAAAGTCTTGGTAGGCGTCGAACTCAGACCACTGAGCCATCTCTTCTTCATCTTCGTACTGCTCTTCTTCAAAGACTTCTGCCAAGCGGCGAAGCTGCTGGCTGACACCATTCTCTTCTTCTAGTACGTACACTTTAGGTTCTCCATAATACTCAAGGCTGCTGGTGTACTCGTTATTCGTCATCATCGGAATCCAACTCCAGGTATAGGTCTTCAAGGTCAATGTATCCTTCTGTGATTAGTAGCTTCAGTACCATTGTAGGCTCTATGTCATTCATCTCTAGTAGTGTCTCTAGACCGTAGTCCTCGCACAAATGATCAAGGAAATCGTCTGGTAGCGTCTTATGCTTTCCCATACTCCCTCCGCAGAGCATCAAGGCTGATATGCTGTAGGTCATAGTTACCGTTATCAACGTTACGCTTCACGACTACTCCAGAGGACCAATGGTTACACTGTGCTGACCCTGCCCAAGGTGCCACATAGTCCTGATAAACTCCTGCGACAAGGCCGTGTCTAACGTTACCGCTACTGTCCCGACTAATGTGATAATCGAAAAGGTGACTATGGCCGCAAGTCGATGAACTAAAGCGTTTCTGGGTAAGAGCGAAACCATGATGAACAGACTGCAAAGCCCTGCCAGAGATACCAGATACAAAATAGTGAGCATAGCTAATCCCGTCGATATCAATAACACCGGGACTACCTCCATCGTACTCTACAACATCGCTGTAGCGGCTACTAAAATCAAAGTCCCTAAAAGAAATCCCATAACGAACGCCTTCCAGGTGAGGTTCGTAGTCGAGTACTTTCTTGAGGCGGTGCTCGTGGTTTCCTTCCAAGATGACGGAACGTGGACGCTTCTTTTTGGCTTTGTAGATGGGTCCAAAGAGTCTCTCCTGTGCATCTAGGTGTGCTTCAATGTCCTTACCGTAGTTCTTACCGTGGAAAGAGGCCTTGCCTTTATCGTAGGCACTAAGGCTTGCCATATCAGCAGTATCGCCAATATTGATAAAGACATCAGGCTTTAGATCGAGGATAAGCTTACCAACCCAATCATAGCGATCATTGCTAAAGTCGGGATTAGAGTGCGAATCAGGTAGAATGAGGTGAGTACTCATCTAAGTTTATCCTGTTTTTGCTTTTTAACTACTCTAGTTTTCAAGGGCACCACTCCAGATTGTTATAGTTACAGTTCTTAATGTCTCCGTCTAGGAATAGGACATGATCATAGTCATTAGGATTAGGTAGGTACTTCTCTGCTACTAGTCTATGGACGTATTGAGTACGATCCCTGCTTAGTCCAATACGCACCATCCTAAAGCCATCTGTGTCGTAGAACTCGTGCTGTTTTACAAGACCTCTTCTAGTAGCTCTGATTATGTAACCAGCCTTCATTACTGTAATGTAGTAAGGCAACTCAAAGCGTTCCATCAGGTAAACATCTTCCAGAGGCTATAGGGCCAGATGAATACTGCTGCGATGATAGCAACCCACTTGGTCTCTGTGTTTGGTGGAGTTTCTTTGAAGTACTCCTCTACAAACTCATCATAGTCAGGTTGGAATACGGTCCACCAGATAAATAGAGCTACTATAAGTCCTACGATAAGATAACTACTAATTACTGTTTCAATCATTTAACAATCTCCATGAACTTATCTAGATCAATCAGTACCATCGGCTTACGTCTATTAGCCTTGATAACTACGATAGGCTCAGTACCGGGCTTGGCATTAGTAACAGACTGGTCGTACCATTTATAGACTGCAATGGTGGCCCTGCTCTTGGCTTCTACTGAGTAAGGGAACCAACGCCTAGCTTGAGGACTAAGTTGGATATCTTCTCCTGATGCACCCATACTGGTACTCTTGACATCATCAGGCTCTAGTCTGGGGAAGGCTTCTAGAATCTTGTCCCTGACTGTTTGCTGCAAAAGTCTCCCTTTTTGCTTAACTGAGGCAGTTTTCATTAGAATGATACCGCCCTTGAGTCCATGTCTCTACCAAACACACTATCAAACAAAGCAATACGCTCTTTCTTAGTCTTGGCGTTAACTGCTTTGATAAGGTTAGTAGCGATGATATACTTCTTCCAAGTGGGATCATCATTGACCACAATAAGGTTTGTTTCTCCCAGTCGGTATGACGTCCACTCTTGTCCAGGAGACTCAGAGCCACCAATCACCCAACCATCCAGCTTGAGAGATTTATCTGGGTCGAATACAGCGTAGTCCCAGTCGCTATGTTCTGTCCAACCATCTTTGGTTACTCTAGAGCCGGTAGCTTTAACCCAGTAACCTTGCTGCACTAGATCAGCAATAGTTTCTTTTCTAGTATTCTTGTAAGTAGCTATGCGTGGTGTAGTCTTAGGGCTTATTGGAGCACCTGTTACTGTAGGTGGGAACACACTCCAGTCTGAGTCTTCTTCTTTCATTCTTTAAACTCCGTTACTTTTGGTAGATTAACTACCTTGGTGAGGTAAGTCGGTCCATTACTGTAGGCAAAGCCCCTAAGGCCAGGCCAACAGGTCCACTTGAAGTCACAGTACGAGCAGGCTGCTGGTAGCTTCATGTTACCACTCTTACCGTCTGGTACGGGTTCCCACTCTCTGTAAGGCTCTACAGGAAGGGTAGCAAGTACCTTGGTAGCTACAAGAACACTAGGGAATAGTTCTAGTTCATGAGTAAGGTTGTAGTAGTCTAGGTGGATATGGCCGAACTGTTTATCCATGACAAGGAAAGCACCACCAGTCTTGTCAGTAACTAGGGGGTCATCCTTGGCACCGTAGACATAACCAGTAAGCTGCTTGAGGTAGCCAAAGGGGTCGTCAATCCTAAGCTCATTCTTCTTGAACTTAGCAAAGCCCATAGTGCTTACAGACTTGACATCAACAGTAACACCATCAATGACTGCATCCCTATGGCCTACGATACCATCAACTACAAGTTGGTCTTGTTCTCCTTCTACAGTATGTCCTGCTGCCTTGGCTAGGGCAAGCATCAACCCTTCAATAATGTCTCCGTAAAAGAACTTGAGGTGAGCATTGGCAGGCATGTCTTGCTCATGCTCAGGAAGGTTGAGGTAGTACCAGAGCTTACGTTTACAAGGAGTACCAATGTTAGACATACGCAAGGTCTTGGCTCTTGGTTCTGTCGAAGGAGTTAGCCGCCTTTCGGCGGCCTCCCCAATGGTTTCCTTGAAGTACTCGTTAACAGCCTTAGTCCAACCACCTTTACCTTTGACTACCTGCTCAATGTCTTGGACTAGGGTGCTAATGTGCCTACTCAACTCCAAGTTCCTTTTTAAGCTTCTCTAGTTTAGCTAGTTTGCGCTTCTCTGCCGCAGCCTCAAGCCTAGCCTTTCTTTTCTCTTTGTCAGCCTCATACCTCTTTCGTCTCAGCAGATTTTCTGAGATTGTTTTTTTAGCTGAATTAAGTAGGTAATCTTTATCCATTACAATTCTTACTGTGTATACTTGGCTAATAATTTCGTACTCTTCTTCTGTGACTTCAAAAGGCTCCCCAGTGGGAATTACTTTATCCTTCTCGAAGCAGTCGTCAGAGTATTCTAAATCAACAAGAGTAATTTTCATTAGAATGGTACCTCAGTATCAATCTTAGTCTTCACCTCAGCCTTAGGAGTCTCTATCTTAGGCTCCTCACGCTCTGGCATAGTCGCTAGAGAGTTGACAGTAATCTTCTCAAGGCGGGTGCCAGGACTCATGGAAGTGGTATAGACAGTGAAGTCTACGGTAACATCAGAGCCATTAGGAATCAGAGTACCCTCGAATGGTGAGCCATCTGCATTGACTACCTGAGGAGCACCAGAAGCCCATTCAAATGCAGCTTTCTCCTTACGTTTGAAGGTGGCTATGAAGTTACCATCGTCATCAAACTTACCTCTACCAGAGGAACCTGAAGTCTTATAGATAGCTTTGTTCTCTTTATCTAGAATAACATCAATCTTAAAGAGTCCTCCAAAGTCATAAGGGTTACCTTGGTAATCTCTAGTTTCCATATTACTAGGGAATACCTTAGCCCACATAGACTTACCTTTAACAGTATACTTCTTAGTAGCCATAGTTCAGTTCCTCTTTCATGCCATAGATAATGTCAAGATACATTTCATGAAGCTTACCGCAAGGTGTCTCGAAGTAAGCTTCTCCTTCCTCATCGAACATATACATGTATACTAGTTTACCTCCATTGTCAAGCACTTTCTTTCTTCTGTTTAGGCCACCGTGTAAGAATCTGTGGTGCAATCAGTGTTCCAGGATAACTTGGTGACGTTACACCTGAGTATCGGAATGATTTCCTCCAGTAACTTCTAAGGCCAGTCCTCCCCATAATCTCACCAGTAGGGATATCTTCTTTACTAGCATAGTCGTACCTACATTTAACGTACATTAGTCTTCACTCCAAATTACAAATGATAAAGGTGCTATCCTAGTCTCGTTGGCTAAGTTTACTTGTCCTTCAGCCCACATAGACTCTTCTGTGTCTATCGTCATACATCTATACTCATCGGGGTATAAGGTGATTAGTAGAGGTTCTATAGTATGCTTGTCTGACAATACCCAGATGCCTGTCAATGAGTTTCTAGCCATGTCTTCCCCACGATAGTATTACCAGCAAGAGGACAGAACATCTTCAAGTCTACTCCTACCTGCTCAATAGCCTTACACTGTAGCTCACCAAGTCTCTCAGCATCTTCCTTAGTACCGTAGACCTCTGTCTGCCACTCATCATGGACGAAGTTGACTTGCTTGAACTTGATACCCTCAGCTTTAGCCCAAGTACGCCAAAGGATACAAGCTCTCT